CCATTCTAAGATCTCACAAATGATCTCTTCTCCAGTTGATAACCTAAATTGCTTTATATCTTTTTTACTCATAAATCTATCTCGAAGGTGTTAAACATGAATTTTTCTCTCTCGTATATTTTTAATCTTTCTTCAGAATGTAATGTTGCAAAGTTCTTTCTTGGCTTGCTACATAGGTTATCTATAACGTCGAAGAGCTTCGTTGGTTTTCCGTTGTCTGACTTTCTGAGTCCTCTTCCAATCGATTGTAATACTCGAATCTGGCTTTTAGACGGCGATGCAAAGACAATGTTATGGAGATTACGAATATTAATCCCAGTGGAAAAAGTACCCAAGCTAGCCACGATAATTGCATTCTTTTGCTTCTCTACGATTCCTCTTATAGCTTCTCTATCTGAAGTCTGTGTACTACCAGAGACAAAAAATATTTTTCTTTTTTCGTCTGCTTTGTTATTTATCAACTCAAAAAGTGGTTTACCATGCTTTTCAACATAATTAAACAATACGAGAGTATTTCCTTCTTGGTCTAAAGTTAGGTTAGCTATAAAATTATTTCTCTTCTCATATGTTACAATATAATCTATTTCATCTTGATACGATCTTTGACCAAATTCATCTCTTATCTTTTTATTATAGTTTAATATTATTCTTTTTATATTTAATTCTGCTAATACTTCATTAATCTGCAGTTCTTTTGTTGTCGTTACTTTATATGTCTTTCCAAATAACCCTTGTAATACGAGCTCATGTGTTTGAGTACCATCTAAAGTTCCTGTAGTTCCATATCTATATTCTGCTTCTGTAGCTTTGTTCATTATATTCATCAACGACTTTGATTTAAAACCATGACACTCATCACCAAATACAGCACCAAACTGACTATACCATATTTTAGGTAGTTTGTAAATAGATTGCCACGTACTTATATAAATTTCTGCTTCGTCAGTCTTTTCCTTTCCTGAATATATCTTATGTGCCATTTTTTCTGGCATATTATATTCTACAAAATCGCTGTACATTTGTTCAACCAATGACGTGGTTGGAACTATTACTAATACTTTCTTAGCTGCATATCGAAGATACCATCTGACTAAGTAGTATATTATTAATGATTTACCTGACCCTGTAGGTGATAATAATATGGCTCTTTTATATTTTAATGCATGAAATATACCTGCAAACTGATAATCACGAAGTTCCCATGGTAGGTTTAACTTCTTAGAGTAATCGTATATCTCTTCAGGTGCTATCTCATTCATATCATCAGGTAAACCATACTGTGTCTTTACAAGATCAACTTTATAGTCTCGTGATTTGCATAGCCTTAAGAAGTGATGATATAGACCTGCTGGTAGTTCACCGCTATTAGAATCAAATAGTCTTATCTTCCCATCCCATACTCTGCGCTTAAACGCAGGCATGTATCGATATCCTGGTACAAAGAACGAAAAGAATTCTTTAAGTTCTTCTGCGATTGAATGGTCGCAATCTATGTGTAAGTTAGCGTGTGTTAGTTTCCTGACTGAAATTGTTTCCATTTAATTATATTGCTTATTGTTTGATGTCGCCATTTTATTGTGTCTACTATATCTGTTAATGTTTCAACTAGGGTTTTAAAATATTGTATCTTCTCTTCTGATTTTTGTATTTCTGGATCTGCATCATAATAGTAATCCATCTCACCTTTGAGTATCTTTAAACCATCAAATGGATCTGGATCCCATCCTAAATCTTCAATTTGTTCTTTATCCATCTTACCATTATAATATAACCATTTTTCTTTTAACAAAGTCTTTTGAGAAAACTCTGCTTTCTTAAGTAACAACTTTGCGTTAGCTAACTTCTCTAAATATTTAGAATGTAATATGGGGGTTTTTCTTGAGGATTCGTCTAAATGTGTTTCATGTATCTGGTTATCGTTAGCCCACTCAGCTAGGACTTCTTTCAAATCAATCATAATATATCTCCGTTAATAATTATATCTATACTAAATCAAAATAGCTAAATCTAAATGTTACACCAAATGTAATAAATTCGGTACCTGTTGCAGTAGATTCAAATTGAATATCTCCTAAAGATGTTGGTACGCATTCCTTATAAGATATTTGTTTCGTCTTATTATTATGGCTTGACAATATGGATAACATAATGTCGCTGTATGTTGGTATTTCTTTTTTTACAAAATTTCTTCGAAGTGATTTTACTTCTGGAACGACTAAAGCTCTTCTCAACCATTCATACATTTCGTTATAAGCTGTCAAGTTTTCATCAAGTATTAAAGTTATTGATAACTCGTTATATGTTAATGATGAACCTGCAAACGGTACACCTGCAACTTGACGAAATGGCATCTCAACTGGATTTAATATCATTCCAGGATGTGTGATACTCTGAGCAAAGTATTCTAGGTTAGGATAGTTTTCTCTATCTATCGTAATCTTATACGAGGTAGGTTGTAAGTAGTTTAAATTAGTAGTTAGATTTGCCATCTTTTTCTTCTTGAAGTTCTTGTTTAATTTTCTTAAGTTCTTCTTCGAGCTCTTTTATTCGCTTCAACGCATCAGCCAATTCTTTTACACCACGATAGCCGTATTCCGTATAGTTGTCTTTGTTCATATCTCTATTTATACTGATTTAAACAAAAAAAGAGGGGCAAAAGCCCCTCTTAGTTTAGAAAAGAATTTTCTTATATTATGTGAGGATGTTATCCACTCTGAAAATTCTGTAGTACTGGTTAGTTCTTGCAGTAGCAAGACCATTAGCAGGTGTAGTTCCAACAAATGGGTTTGAGACCATACCGTATCTGGTCTTGAAACCGATTTTTGGTTGAAAGCTATTTTCACCAACTGCTCGTACCATAGTTAGCGGTACGTATGGGCAATAGAACAGACCAGCATCGTATGGGTTTGTTCCTTTATATCCAACGTTGACATAGTCAGCTGTTGCATATGGGTCAATGTAGACTCTCATTCTACCGTTAAGTGTACCGGCGAATGTGTTTCCAGTGTCGTCTACCTGTAGGGTAGTTGACATAGCTGGTGAGTAGTCCAACATTCCGGAAGCTGAAAGAATTGAGGCAACATCTGATGAACAGATGATAAAGTTACCTTTACCTCGTCTTGTTTCTTTAGCGATTACGTTGGCTTCTCTTTCGAGCTGCACGATTAAACCTTTGAACTTTTCAACTGACCATCGACCATCAGCGTCGTTAGTTAGTGAGAAAAGACCCTTAGTATTGATGTTTGCCTGACGACAACCAATTTTAGCTTGCTGGTTCAAGGTTCTGATAACTTCTCGGTTGATTTCAGCCAAGATTTCAGTTGACAATATGTTTGCCAATTCTGTCTCAGCATCTAGACCGTGAATAGCTTTCAGATCTTGAGCAAGTTCTAAGGTGTATTCAGCTTTGAGCGCTCTTGACTTTGCAGTCACAGTAGACTTCTCAATTGTGAATCCCATTTCAGCGAAAGCTTCACCAGAACCGTCGCCTAATGCTTCAGCTTCGCCTGTTGTGTAAGCGTCACCAATTTCTGGAATAAATGTGGCACCAGAGTCGACTAAACTTCCGTCGGCATCTGTATCTGTGACACCTGATAAACCAGATGGACCTTTTGTACCGTTACCGGTTGTTGTTGAATCACCAGAAAAGTTAACTAGTGCTTCGTTGAAAAGAGCTTCTGTATGACCAGCACCGTTGCTGACAGCTCCACCCTTTGTTGACTTATATTGTGACTTCATCGCAAAGATAAGACCAGTTGGTCCTGTCATTGGCTGAACACCACACACGTCGTAAGCCATTAAGTTTGGCATAGCTCGTCTTACGAGAGCGATAAGGACTGGATTCCAGTTAGCGACGTTAGCAGCGTTATTGCTAGGTGCGGCTTCTGTTAGCATTCCTTCTTCGCGTAAAGCTATTTCCTGGTTTTCAAGTACAGCAGCTGTTACTGCTTTCTTGTGATGATCGTTAATGTTACCAGCAGACTCTTCATTGAGTACTGGGGCCCATTTTTCGATCAATTTATCGTAGGATATTGCAGGTTGCATATCTTGGACTCCCTAATTATTTTTTGGTTTGGGTTTTAAGAGCGTTAATGTATTGATCCATGGAACCAGAAGGTGCAGCAGATGTGTTATCATCTTCTTCATCTATCATAGTTTCATCGCTCATAACTCTCTTTTTATTAAAATATGATTCCTTAATGGTATCAACTCTTTCAGCGAAGGCTTCTTCACTGTCAAAATCTTCGTTAACCATCAAAGAACGAAGCTTATCAATTTGAGTTTCTGCTAGGTCAGCTGAAGCTTCACGTAGTATAGCTTCTCGCTTATAACCTTCGAGTTCCTCTTGCATAGCAATAGTCTTAGACATTTGATCGTTTAGGGTTGTTTCCAACTCTTCAACTTCATCTGCTAAGTCGTCAACTAGGTCGACTTTAGACTCAGGTACTTCGATGTATGATTCGGTGAATAGATCCTTAAGATTATTCATGAACTTTTCGGCAATCTCTGTTCTGAGACCTGATTGGACAGCAAGTTTATTTTCTTCCATCCAGTTTTCAACTACATAGTTAAGGTAAGAATCCACCTTATCTACGAGTCCAGTTTTGGTTTCCGCAACAGCTTCAGCTAGTTCAGATTCGTATTTTTCCTCAAGACGGTCAATCTCTTCAGACAGCTTCGTCGTGACAGCTGAATTAAAGATTGTTTCGGCTTTAGATCTAAACTCTTCGGAAAGAGTTGCTTCGTTATTTACGAGAGCATCTAGATCTTCCTTCCAGTTACCTTCATAGTTGAAATCAGCTTCGTCATTTGATTCAACTTCATCAGATGACCCTTCAGCCATCATAGAGGAATTAAGCTTAGCAATATCTTCTCTTGTCATACCATTTAGTTTTTGGTAGATATCGTTGATCATGCCAGCTTTTGTTAAACG